GCAATAACACATTTTTGGCTACAATAATGATTTTCTTCATCTTTTGGTTTGTTTGTTAAAAATTTTGTAAAAACAATACCACAATTATGACAAATTAATATATATTCATGTCTTATTGGATTTTTTACATAATATTTTGTTTTACATTCCTTACAACAAAATATTTTTTTTGGCGTAATTGTCGTAAATTGCTTTCCGCAATTTTTACATTCTTGTTCAAAAATTGTTCCTTTATGCAATCTGTTGTATTTTGCTCTACAATTTGTAGAACAATATAGTGCCTCATCTCTTTGTGCAAAAAACGTTTTTCCACAATTTAAACAAATTTTTTCAATATTTTTAACCATTATTTCCTATTTTTTATAAAAATGATTATATTTCTTCCGCTTCGTTGCCCTGCCGTTAGGGTGTTCGAAACATCTCTTCATATGGGTATGAAAAGAATCATTAAAGAGAATTTTTCATTATGGGTTATTAATTATACCATAATGCGCCAATTTTGTCAATTAAATATACATTAATTGATAATGGATAGCGGATTTCCTAGATACTGAACTTACAACCGTAATATAACTAACTATCTCATCGAAACTAAACCCTGCCTGTTGAGCAGAATTAGCCGTTCTTTGTAAGGCTTCTGCAAGTTCACCGGCGGATGTTGCGTATTGGTTATCCAAAGCAATCAATTTATCAACAACTAAAATAGCATCTTCGGCTTCTAATTTAAAACCATTCAAGGTACTTGTCAAATATTCAGTCGCTTGAGCGGATTCCATATTGCCTAATTTTGATAACATCAAAGTTGCTTTTAGCAATTTAGAAGTTTCTTCAACTGTTTTACCCTGCCTATACCATTCTACAGAACCTTGCGCAACTTGGAGTGTTGTAGCACCCATTTCGCTTGCCAAATCATTAAAATCTTGAGCTAATTTTTTTACAGAAGAAGCAGACATTCCAGTTACAATTTGAATATTTATCAATTCTTTATTCAAATCTTTTACATATTGAATTGCTTCTTTTAAATTTCTCAAAGCTCCATAAATAATGGCTGTTCCAAGTCCCCACATTGCAATTTTATTGAGGGCAGTTTTAATACCACTAATAAAATCCTCTGTGGCAGTGGTAGCAGTATGAAAACTTTTTTCAACTGTTTCTATTTCACCATTTAATTTTTTAGTAGCTAAAGTAACATCGCTTACTTTTTTAGTTCCTTGCCCAAAAGCATTTATTGTACTTTCTAATTCCTGTCCATATTTTTGAACTTCTTTATTTTTAAATGCTTCCGCATGATGTGCTTTTAATTGTTTTAAAGTTTCACTATAACCCGCTACTTTCGAAGCAACATCAGTAACTTCTTTGCCTGTCGCTTTTATTCCTCTTAAAAATTCTCCGCCTTCTGCATCTACCTCGACATAGCCAGTAGCAACTTCTTTTAAATTACCCCTAACTCTTTCAAGTTGAACATTATAACCTTGAAGAACCGAATTGCCTTCTTCGTCAATGCCAAATTTTTCTGTAGCACCAGTTACCCTATATCCTTGATTAATGAGAGCTTGCAAAGAGGAAAATTTTTGTGCAGCTTCCCCAGCGGACGCAGTTACCTGATTCAAAATTTCATTAGAAGATTGCCCCTTTGAAACCATATCCCCAAAAAGTCTATTGCTTTCTTGATCAGCGGCAACAAAATTTGTAGTAATTGTTCTAATATTTCCCGCAGTTTTTTGAAGTTCTACGTTGTATCCCTTTAAAAGTGCAGTATCTTTTTCATCATATACTGCTTTTACGCCACTTATCTCATAACCTTCATTCAATTGATTTTTAATGGGATTGAAAGATTCTCCAGCTTTAAATAGTGCTGCCTGTACTTCCTTATATATTGCATTTGCGCCAGTTGTAGCACCTTTAGATAAACCATCTTTAGTTGCATTTTCTACATTTTTTTTTAATTTATCAAGTTTGGCAAGATCAAATCCAGCATTTTTTAAAATTTCTTGAATTTGTTTTTGCAAACTTGCAACAGCATTTTCATCTAATTGGACTTTACTTATCTTTAAAGTCAAATCCTTAAAAGCTTGAGAACTTAATGATTTTTCAAATGACTTTTTCTGTTCTTCATTTTGGGCAATAATTGCTTCAACGAGTATTTGATAACGTTTACTCACTCAGCCTCCCTTCCCCTCTTCAGAAAAGAGGATGATAAAATTGTGATTTTATTATTATTCTATTGATGCACTTCCCCAACTATATAATCCCCCTACCGGCATTGCTTCAATCATTTTTTTCATTCTTGATTTTTCGTATGCCCCAATATCATCATTAAAATAATCATACATTTGATTAAGCCATTCCTCTAAAGTCATAGAATCATTGCTAGGACTTCCCCAATTTTCTAATCGCATATATTTATAATATTGTGAAAAATAATGAAAAGCTTCTATGGCAGAATCAACATCTTGCGTTACGGCAATGACCCTTCCATTTGCTTCATGAGGTTTATTTACTAAATCTTGATTGTTACTAACTATTAATAGATAAGCCATATATTCCTCTCTATTTGTCTAAATGTTTTTTTAAATTTTCTAATTCTTCCCATTTTTTATCTTTAGCTTCAGTGTCGTTATAAACCTCGACCATTAAGACGCTATCCCACCCCACCAAGACGCGGATAAGTTGATCTGGAATACCCATTTTACTTAATAATGTTGTTTGAAAATGCCTGAGAGAATGCGGATAAAATGGAACACCTAAAAATTTTTCAAAATGGCTAACCCAAACTCTTACATTATGTGATTCCGCTGGACTTCCATCTTGTTTGATAAAAATACTTGTATGATCTTTATTATTCTTATCCATAATTTCATGACGTTCTTTTAACCAACGTTCATAATATGGAACAAACATATCTTTAATAATATACTTAGTTAATAATTTCCCTGTCTTTGTTCTACCCTTACTTTTTATTTTCTTTAATGTTTCTATAAAAAGACCGTCAAACGCAGTATTATTAATATCAATAATATCTGTAGTAAAACGAAATAATTCAGAAAATCTTGCCCCAGAAGATATAGCCAAAGCAAGCCAACAAGCTTCCTGATTCATTTTATTATCAACCAAATATTTTAATAAGGAATTTATCTGTTCTTCTGATAAAACAGTTTTTTCCCTGCTTGCTGTCTTTGGCATACTCTCAACCGCCTTTAATATTACGTTTCTAAATGCCGGATATTCATCATCAAAAAAACGTTCAATAAAATTAGATAAAGAACTTAAGCAACTTCGCATACGCGCAAAACGAGCAGAATTCCATTGTAAGTCTTTTACTGTATAACTAAAAAATTCTGCAAATTCTATTTTTTTTATATCAACAAAAAATTTATTATCACAATTTTGTAGTACCCAAGTAAAAAATATAGTCAAATCCGATTCGTAACCTTTGATTGTTCCATCAGAACTACGAGTGTCTTTCTCGCGCAAGAATCTTTCCATAATTTTTAAATTTTTTGGATTTATCTGAGAGGTCAATTCGTCACTTGTAATAATTTTTTTATACGTTGTTCTTGGCATATCACCCCCACATAATTATTTCCATTTTTCTATTAAATTATTTTTCATAAAATAACTTATTCCTACTGAAAAAGAATCGCTTTCATCTTCATTAGTAAAATCTATATCAGGAAATTTTTCCTGCAATTTTTCTTGAATTTGTGTTTTTGTAGCATTGCCTTTTAAGATCGTACACTTGATATCTTTAGGCGTATAATACACTTGGGGAATATCCCAAAATAGCAATTGCACGATTCCATGTACCTTATATAAGGCGGCGGTCGCGTTATTAAAACGAGAAAACGCCCTTTCTAATACAATCGTACTAGCAGGATATTTTTCCATTAAATCCATAATAAATGTTGCAATACTTTTTAATCTAGCCCCAGTTGAATCTTTTATATTAGTGGCAACACTGCAAACTTTTACAGGATTCCCATTTTCATCAAATATTGAAATTCCAGAACAAGACATAGATAAATCAAATGCATAAATATATTTTTTTCCCATTCCTTTATCCTTAAAAAATAGAAGACAGGGATTAGCCCTGTCTTCTAAAAATGAAACGTCCCCTAGACGTTTCGCGATAAAATGTAAGTTTTATCGTAAATTTATTGTATCTTATCGACTCGGTGAAATAGTTTTCCTATGACAACGGTTAAAAATACGCTAGAAACAATGAAAAAATACGGAGCAATAGCATCAATTGTTGCTTCTGGCAAATAAGAAGCTAAAGCATAACCACCAATAGACAAAATTGTAGCGCATCCCCATAAAATTAGTTCTTTAATTTCTGATGCTTTTGCCTGAAACCAAGTCCATCTTTCTAATAACCAAGAAGCTGCAATAATACCACCCCCACCAGATGCCAGCCAAACCAAAAATTCTTTTAATTCCATCGAATTTATCCTTTCAAAATATAATAATTACCAATGCATTTCGAAATGCTTTGCCAAAGAATAACTTACAATACCATCCAAATTTCTATCCACGTATGCAATAGAGGGAGACCAATAATCCCTTGGGCGAGTCCACCAGTTATCTTTTTCGCCATAAGAATTAGGATTTTCTGGATCAACATAAAAATCCCAATCTGTTCCTTCCGCAATTGCTTCATCCATAATATCTCGCCTATCAGTTGCGGTTACAGTTTCAGATAAATCAGTAATTTCGCTCAAATCGCCCAAAATTTTCATAAAAATATCGTCTGATGAAGAATCGGGATTTCCATATGTTGGCCGTTCAATAATAATTTCTGGTACTGTCATAAGTTCTGGATCACTAAAAATTACCGTAGTAACTTTTTTAGAATTACCTTCCGATAATTTCCTATGCGTCCAACTTCCCAAGAAACCACCATTTTCATAACGTCTTTCATATACGCGATTCATGCCCTCCCAAGGATCATAAACAAACTGTCTTACATTTTGTTTTACAATTGTTTCTATTTCTTGTCCAACATCAGACATGGCAATTTCCATATCTTTTCGTATAGCATCTAGCAAAGCAGATTCGTTGTCAAATATAGGCATTATCACCATCCATATTCTAAGCGATCATCTTCTTTATCCTTTCGCTTTATTCTAACTTTTACGGAATAATCACACTCGCCACATTCTTCGAAAGTTTCATAATATTCCATTTCATTTTTTTTGAAAGAATATTCTATAATAGATAAAGTTCCAATCCCACATTCGGGACAATGTTTGTTCAATGATTTAACTTTGCGAAAATTACTGTACATCTTTTTTCGGTTTTCCTCGCCCTCTTTTTTCGACATGATCGCCTTCACCAAAGGTATTTTGTAAATTTCCAACGTTTTTTGTTAATTCTTGATAGCTTTCAGCCAATTGTTTTATACCATTTTCAGACAAATCAATTTTTGAAATATTATCTACTACTCCAGATATTTTTAAAATTAAAGTATTTAGATTAGATAAAATTGACATTTCATTGTATTTCATTTTTACAACATCATCTAATTCTCGTCTAAATTCATTGTAATTTTTAATGCTTAATCTTATTTCATCCCATAATCCAGTAAAAATAAGTTTTTGAATAATATCTGTATCACTAATTTCAATATTGGTACATAAGTCCACAACTGACAGCATCAAAGAATACTCCGCTGCAATATAGTTTTGCGAAACATTATTTCCTGCAAATAAAGCATCCAAATAAGTTTCAATAATTTGTAATTTATTTTCTATTGATATATAGGGAGAAATATTTAGCGTCATCCCATTGTAAATTTTTGCAATTAAAGGTATTTCATTTAATTCAATTTTAATTTTATCCATTTACTATCTCACTTGGAGATGGAGTTTTATCTCCATCTCCTTCTGAATAATTTGAACAATTGTTTGCATTACCCAACATTTTAAATGTTTTTTCTATAAAGCACCATCTAACAAAAGGACAACCATTTTGTCTTAAGGAACAAAAAAAACATTGGCTGTTATTTTTGATGAACTTGCGCTCACCATATTTACAAGTCATTTTTAGGTAACGGCTACCGCCACAGTGTCGGTTAAGTCTCCGTTTGTAGCATCGTGGTAAGTAATGTCAATCACAGCAGAATGACCAGCCGAACCAGAACTTCCAGCGGTTATTACGCCAGTATGTAATCCTGCAGTAAATACAGCAGAACCACCCGCACGCTTTATAAACGAACAAGATGTAGTAACATCAGAGTTTGTGTATAACCCGCCCCTAATACCCAAAACAGAAATATTTTGGCTTGAAGGAAGTCCAGCAGTTGCAAAACTAAGAGAACTTGGGGTTGCAGCAATACTAGAAACAGCTACGGATGTAGAACTAACGGGAACCCAATGTACTTTAGCATAATAATCTCTACCGCTACAATCTGTGGCACTAACAAGCAAAGCCTCACCCTGCAAGGTCTGACTTGAAACGCCATTTGCTGTAAAGTTCATGGTGTAATTACCGCTAATCTGGAAACTAGGCACATTAATCTGAAGTTCATAAGTTTTCACACCAGCATTATTATAAACATCTGCCAATAAAGTCAAATCAACGGTACTTGGAGGTGTTTCGGCATCAATCGTAATTTGATCCACTGTATCCAAATATGTATAAACCGCATCTACGCGCTGACTAGCTCCACCTGAAACAGTAATGGCTGTACCAACTGGTGTTACATCTTGAATTGTTCCATCCGGCAAAAATACATTAACCATCGTGCCATCTGGAGTTTCTGTAAGAGTTCCAGAGCCACTAGCCGACAAAGTAAGACAATCTGTTTTCAAAACTGATACAGCACTGTTTAAAACGGTAGCGCCAACATTAAGAGCAAGCACAGCAGAGGTAAAGATAGCTTCTTCAATATTAATTTCAATAAGCCGATCATGATAGTATGTATATAAAAGAGCGTTACCCTTTCCGCCACGAACCTCTGTTTTCTGCATACTAACCGTAAAGGCTGAACTGATATCCGCTTTACCATATGCAATGCCCGCTCCCGTAGTTGCATTTCTTAAAATTGCATCTGCTACAGAGATTAGGAATTCATTCGCCATATTATTTACTCCTTATTTTAGAATTTTCTGGCGATATCAGTTCCTTATTTTCGTCTTTAAATTTATCGACATCAATAAGAATACTGTCATAACGCCCCTTTTTACCAATATGAATACTATAAGGTTGTATTTTTCCCTTTTTTAATTCAATTTGACCACTCACTAATAATGGTTGATATAGCCTATACTCTTCTAATAAAAGCAATCTTTCAAAATGTTTTTGAAATTGGTATATACTATATTCAACAACTTCCAAAAGAGATTTGCCAGATAAGGCACACATTATTGTAATTTCGTCTTCTTCGGATAATGTATTTTTTCTACTAGCATAAATTAAGGTCTTTTCAAATTCAGGATGATACGCCTCTACATATTCAATACTTAATCCATTTTGTTCCAAAATTATTTCACGTATATTGTCGAAATCCGTTTCAGTAAAGATGTTTTCCCCAATTTTTAAACTTATCTCAAAAGCATCATAAGAATCAATAATTTTTTTTGTTTGTTTCTCAAGAATTGAAACATCATTTTCTTTTGTGATATATTTTATAAAATCTATAAAATTTTCTCTTACATCTTTTATTTCTACAAGTTTTTCCATAGCATATAATAAAAATTTTAAATAACTCATTTTTATAACTTCTTTTATTGCTATAGAATTTTTAGGATATATTAACAATTCGAAAAATAATTTTTTATATTTTATATCTTTCATTTTTATAGGATATAATAAAATATCCTTATATTTTTGAGGCAGCCCCCATATATTTTTGCCCTCTTCATAATATCCAGTAACAACATTATTCATTTATTGCCTCATTAAACAATCCAATTTGCCATAATTAAACCTTTACCACGAAATGGCAATTTACCAATTGGGCCAACTTTACATCTTGGATTAGCACTATAATCAAAAAATAATTGACCTAGCCCCCCAATTGCCACCTGATTTAAGGTCGATACAAGTTCTTTTATTATTGTATCCGCACGCGTTTGATAATTGCTCATTGTTGATATACTCGAATGGCAAAATACCTCAAAACCAATCGTAGTATCTGCTATAATTTTATTTGTTGGATATATCTCTAAAACAAAAATTCTTAGTATGCAAGCTGGTTTAGTCCATGAATTATCCTGTCCACTATCCATAAAAACACGATAACTTTCAATATCAGTCTGCCCAGAACAAATCAAAGCTCTTTTTTCTGCCAATGTTAAATTAGATTGATTCCATGCATCGGAACTTTCATACTTAAGTAACTTCCAAATAGTTTCATTATTTTCAACCAAATACGATATGATATTATATGAAAGCAACGGCATAAGTTCTAAAGAATTATATGAACCTGTGCTTCTTGTAGGCATTACCAACTCCCTCTTAGATAAATATCCAATTGTTTATTATATGAACCTGACGTACAGGAAATTGACAAAGGATCACTTAAATAAAATTCTTTATTTTTAATAGAAAAAGAATTATCATCTAAAATTGTAAATATATAATGATCTTCTGGAATTTTTGCATCAGCTAACGTAAATACAAAACTATCTGCTTGAGCAATTCCATTTATATATAAATATGAACTATATGTTTCGGTTTCTCCCTCATAAAGAATATTACTAGTTGGGCTAAATCTAATTTCATATGTTGAAACAGGAGAGGATGATACCGTTACAAGAACTGTATCTGTAACACCTATATTGTCGGTCATATAACCTATAATAGTAGTTGACCCACTCGCAATCGTTGTTATCAATCCAGAAGCAGAAACAGAAGCAATCGTACTTGAACTAGTGCTATAAGATATGCTTTTATCTGATGGATTATTATTCCAAGTCAATATGGGCATAATTTGAATAGTATCTCCAACATCTGTAGAAATCATAGATGGAGAAATTGATAATGCATATATATTTTTATTATAGTCAGCATATCCAGTAGTTAAATTATCATCATCTGCATTTACATAATCTGCGCCCATTGTCAAAACAAGCAAAGCCCCACTGCTATCATCAGCAGTTTTTTCATTCAAGAAATTTCGAACACCATTACCGAAAACTTTAAATGCAATTCGGTTTTCTAACGGGCCAAATATAAACCTTTGATTTCCCTCAATTAACTTTGTTTTACTATTTAATTGACAATAAACATCTACATATCCTTGTGGAGTTACTGGTTCTTTTGTTCCCATGTCGTCTCTTGCCCGATTCAATTCATAATCAATAGAGCAAGGTTCTGAATACGAGTTTCCATTTTTATCAACCCATCTCAAAGTAGAGTTGCATCGTCTTATAACAGACGTTTTAGCCAAACCCTTGTATTCTTCAAGATTGACCGTCAACCAAATATTATTGTCAAATGAATATTTGCGCCCAAGTCCAGCAGAATGATCCAAATCCTTAAACAAAAGCATTTTAAAATCATTGCCAAGTTTGTTTCCAGTTTGTCGATCTATTGCCTGATTGATTCTGACATCTAAACTTACCCATGACCCAGATGCAAAAGCAGTTTCTTCTTGAATTGTATAAACTGAAGTTGCGTCATAAAATAATTCATCTAATGAAGATTGAAATCCAAATCTTTGTGCATCTCTGGCGTTGCTGAAATAAATTGGTGAGGAGGAGCTGTAGTAGCGATATGGCATAATGCTTACTCCTCATCAAACAATTGGTTCTTCCAGTTGTCCCAATCATTGTTGCTCATCTCGTAATCCAGTAATAATTGACTGATCTCTTCTTCTTTTCCCGCCAATGCAGCTTGTTTTTCACGTAAATTTTGGGCAGCCGAATGAGCCTTATAGTCTCTGTCTTGTATGAAGTTATCCATCTGGAGAATATTAAATACTTCTTTGTGCAACCAATATTTCACCATAATTTGAGCAAGAATTAATTTATGTTTTCTTGTTAGAGTAACTGAAAATTCTTGAGTAGATTCGTCATACACAAGTTCTTGCGTACATATACCGGAAAAATCTTCAATTGCAAAAAGTAACCATCCCTCTAAATGTGTGTTAAAATTTGATACACTTTGTTCGTAAAGTTTATTTAAACGATAATCATCTATTAAAGTTAAAAATAAATCATTAATATCAATTAGCGAAGTTGTCAATTAAGCCTCCTTTACTTCATTTCAGAGTAAGCTTTGGCTTCCTCCGCTTTTTTTTGAATATCGTAATCTTTTATTCTTTTTTGCATGACACGTGATAATCTATCGGCGAGATTCAGGTCAACCGTTTCGCCATTGAAAATTTTCTGAATAAACATATCACAAACAAAATCTTGTTGTTTTTCTGTAGCGGATTGAAAAATATTTACTGCATCTGTTTGATTTTCACCATTGATAATTTTTTCAATTAGTTCTTTGGTTAAAATTTTTTCATACATCTCCACTAAACCATGTTTTTCAATCACGTTTTTATCCATAATATAAAACAAACCTTGTTCGTGAAATTTTTGATTACCCTCTAAAATATCAACCAAATTATGATATAAAATTCTTTTAACTTCACCAAATTTGTGAAAAGTAAAAATTTTACCTTTCCCGTTTCCTTCTGTTGATAAATTTAACATATGGGGAGTAAGAGACATTACCTTTACATAACCATCTGTTCCATTTTCTTTTGGTTCGGATTTTGTTTTTTTATTTGACATCAATAAAGTTAATTGATTTTGTAATTCTTTAACTTGGTTTTCCAACATTTCCATTTTATCGGGTGTTTCTTTGGTTTTGTCAACCTGTTCCATATTTTCTAAACCTTTTTCCTTTCGTGGTCTACCTCGACCTTTTCCCATGACCACATTCTCCTTAATTAAAAATTATATTTATAGTGCAATACAGCCAGCAACAGCAGATGTCGCAATACCAACACCCCATGATTTCAGGAATGTTGCGTTTTGAAGCAAATTAGCATTTTCAAATGCAGAATTGGTATAACTGAGAGTTGAGCCTTCGAGAACAACTTTTACAAATTTCTGGCTTGAGGGAGACAGAATATAAAGATAATCATTGCTCAATAAAGTATCAAACGGAGTCTGCCATTTAGCAACTTGGGGTAAAGCCATTACAGAATACCCGAAAGCTGTGGGAACATAACCAACCTTCATAAAAGCGTCATCTAAGGTGTAGCGATAATTTGCATCAGTGGGCAACACATTAGCCAAAGCTCGTTTAGTTCCTACAACAACTGCTTCTGCACCATTCCATGCGGAAACCTGTTCACACAAACGGGTCAAACTATCCTGAGTGTAACCAGAAACATACAAACCAGTTGTGGTTGTAGAAGGCAGAGCGATCATTGCGGCATGGAAAGCATTGTAAACATCAACTGTCAACGCTACTTCCATTGATTTAACAACTTTTGAAACCAAATCAGCCAACGATTCCTGACCAAGTAACACTTTATAAAGAGAAACGCCAACGGTCAACTGATGGGCTTCTGGATTCAAAGTCACTTCGCCTACGAACTGCTGATGGATTTCGGTCATTTTTTGACCCTTGCCACTCTTTGAAACCGAGAACAAATCACGCGGTTTAATGGTAAACAATGCGGTATCACCCCAACCAATGGTGCGAACTTCACTGTATAAACCAATGGAATTGATAATTGATTCGGGAAGAATCATATCAATCATGGCTGAAACAACAGCAAAAGAAGCCCAATTAATCATGGGATTAGATGCCCATTGTTCTACTGGAAATTCGTCAAAATTCTGCACACCAGCAACACGCACAATTTCTCTTTTCAAAGCTGCGCTCATCTGCTCTTCTTTTTCAGCAAAAGAAATAGGAGTACCATCTTCGCGAATGCTCTGGTATTCTACATTTTTGTTTCCAGAATTTGACTGATAATGTTTCCAATAATCATAAAACATTTTATATGTCGCAAGGTTTTTATCCCCTGCGGCAAAAGTAATAACATTTGCCGGAATCTTCATATTAATTTATCCTCCTTTAATTTTTGCTCAATATTACTGAGCAGTGGGGTTGGCAACCACCAACATTTTGTAGGCTGTAATAGATTGGTCATCGCCCAAAGTACCATCGGGTTTTGAAATTGTAGTAATGTCAATAAGTTTCAATGAAAGCGCACTACCGGCTTTTGCAGCAGCCCACACCAAATCAGCAGAATTGTCGGCTGAATTTGCATAAGTGTTGGTGCTACGATCTGCCGAAAATGCATCGGCTGTCAAAGTGATAATGTCGCCAACCTGCGGTTTAAAGGCATCAAATACAGTACAAGCAGAAATGTAAAAATCTTGCTGGTCTTGAGTTAATCCTCTAAATTTTTTCGTGCCAATAGTTGCGGTATTTACTTCGGGGCTATAAGCCATCCACATATCAGCAGATGAGCCATTAGAAAGGGTTACGTTCCATACTTCGCAACCAGTTGTTCCCAAAAGTGAATCAAGTTTAAAAACACCGCCATTATCAATATCATGGGTATAATAAGCAGAGCGGTTATAAGCACTAACGTCCATTGCTGCGAGCTTATTTGGGATCAAAATTGTGTGGGTCATATTTAAAATTTCCTCCTATTAATTAATTCCACAGGGAATCATGTTTTTTTGTATCTTTACCAAAAGGAAGACCCATTCTTACAATAGTGTCAGTTCCTTTTTCCTTTTTTGTGGTATATGCAAAAGCCCGCGCTTTAACTGCATTTTGCCACGCCTCAATATTTTCCAATGTATAATTTACAGAATCTTCTCTTAATTGATCTAATTCGTCCTTTGGAATATATTCTTCGGATTCCTTCAAAATTGAATCTACTGCAAAATCTTTTTGTTCTTTTTCAATTTTTGTTTTAAATTCTTTAAGTGATGTAATTTCTTCTGTAAAAGAAACTTTTTCAGTTTCAAGAGAAGCAATAGTTTCATTCTTTTCTTTTAATTCTGTTTTTGTATTTTTAAAAGATTCAAACAATAAATCATAAATAACCTTATAATCTCGTTCTGTATTTTCCTTTTGAGATTCTGCAAAAATCAACTTGTAAGGTTCACTTTCAACTTCAAATCCTTCCAGTAAAACACTGAAATCTAATTCAAAATCCATTTGTTTATCCTTTCCACAACTCATATCCGCCTCTGAGGTTTCTTTATCCTTTTCCTTTTCAACTTCCTCTTTTCCCTCATTTTTGGTTTCATGATTTGAGTCGTTTATTTCCTCCGATTCTTTATCCTTTTCTGGATCGTCATTTTTTTCTTCAGCCATATTTTCTTTTTCCTTATTTTTTATCCAATGACCATCTTCCACATGATGGCGATCTTTAAATGAACTAATTGCTATCGCCCATCCATTTTTCTCATCATCTGATCCAATAGATTCGGCTTGTCTAGCGATCTCTTCGCCTTGCTCTGGAGTAATTGGCGGGTCAATGCCTTGAAGGCTTGAATTCATGTCGCCCCGATTCTTATAAGGCATAAAAACCGTTAAGCCCTCTTCCCCAAATTCTTGTTTAAACGCTTCGCTAAAATCTTCGTTTTCTTTCGAAAAAGATAAAATTTGTGCATTTGCCCCTGGCGAAGCTTCCGTTATATAATCACCAAGCAAACAAATTCCCTGATATGCAAATTCCAACATATCAATCAATCCATCTTTTTTTTGCGTATACTCATAAAGATCAAGTTCAACACTTGCTTTTTTCTTTTTTTGAGGATCGCGCTTAAAATATTCAATTACTTTTGGAGCATATCTTTTCCATAATTTAGCCGTTACAGATAATCCAATTCTTCCATCAGCATGTTCTATAAATTCAGCACTATTGGGAACTACAAAACCAGCAATAAGCGGAGGATTATCCGGCGAATTACTATGGCTTTTAAAATCTGATAAATTTTTATCTAATGTGTAAATTATGGGTTTATCAAAAATAGTCGAAGCAGTTTTTTTCAATACTTCTGGACTACATTCAATCCTATGTCTATTTGCGCCTGAACTAAAGGCTAAAATTTTTGCTGTTGAAAAACTAGAATTTTCATTTTCTTGAATTATGCTCGCATCTTCAATTTCAAAATTAATTTTTTTCAAATGGGCAACCTCCTTTCTGAAGGATTGTCCATCCCTCAAAAATTAAAGCAATTCAAAAATCCTTATCCAAAAAGGCATTCTTGAATGTATTTTTTTAAAATCATCCGATTTAACGAAATAAAAATAATATTCATTTTTATGAATATAATTTAAACCATTTTTTAAAAGATAATCAGATATAATAAATCCGCACCTATACCAATTGTCTAAATTTTCTTTTGTCGGATTTAAAATGTACAAAATTGTCCTCCTACCAAGCAATCCAGTTAATTTTGTCCCCGGATGTTATTGAAAAGCTTCCAGAAACGCCGTACACAGCAGAACGGGCTTTAATTAACAAACTACCGCTCAAATTATGCACATAAGGATCGCCCTTAATACTGCCAGAACTAAATGCTTGAACCAAAAATCCCTTACAAGAGCCTAATCCAGTCTCAATCGTAATTACACTAGCATTAGTTTCTACCGCAGACACAGTTAGCGAACCACTAGCGCCCAAATAAGTTTGCAAATTCTGAATAACTGTTCCCATCGAAGCCTTTTGAGAAGCCCGATTCATTTTGTTGATCTGATCTCTTTGCGTATTCGTAATAGGACTCATTTTTTCCTCCATAAATTTAAATTAAAAATTTGTGCGCGGAGCCAGATTATTCATCCGTTACGCACAATATGATAAAATACTGCTTTTATTGCAATTAAGAATTATTTTTTTCTACATTGCCACCATCTTCACGTGTTTGAACACCAGAATCTTTTAAATCATTCATTTTCTTTTGAGGTCTACCATTCGTTGCGGTATCTTTTCCCATCTGGAAACCAGATACAATCGGAGTGAGATTATCAACAAATCCCATAGCACGAGTCTCCATAAGTTGTCTTTCAAAATCAAATGGACTCATACCGTGAGCAGCAGCAATTTTTTGATGTAAGACAATTCCTTTATCCATCAATGCAGATTGCGAACTTTGTCTAATTTCTCTATTATTAAAGAAATTTGTTCCCTCTAGTAAAAATTTAAATTTGTAATATTTTGTTTGTCGGTTAACATTGAAATTTAAAAACGATTCGAATTGAGGATATAATATCATCATCAACATTTCATCGGTATTCAAAGATAACTGTATTTCAATAGCGTTTGGTTTTAAGTCCGAATTGTAAATCAAGTTTGAATTAATTCCACTCGTAGCAATAGCTGTTTTTAAGTAAGTTGAATACAACTTCTCTTCATGCTTAAAATCTATTGCTTGTGCATTCTGTAACGGCGCAGCAGCAACTTTTACAGCATCCCCAACAGCAGATTTAACTACCGCCAAAAACTTACCCATTTTATCTGGTGAAATAGCAAACTGGTCTTTTACTTTGGTGCTTGTATCTTTTAATAATAAAGACTCTCCAAAAAGCAGTTTCATAGCAGTCGCCATGTTTGAGCTTTTTTGCAATGACCTCATCAACGGTTGTTGAATCAAATCAAGGAACAATCCAGTAAAATATGGCACGCGAGTAGCCAGTTTCGGATTCATTTTAAAGCACCATCCAACATCGGGCGGAACATCTTGCCACGATGCCCAAGATGAAGTTCCTCTATTAAGAGGATTTACAGACGGTTTATATTCTTTATTCCCAAATAATTCCGAAGCTTTTTGCTGGAAGAAACTTGGATACATACTCAAATCCACTCCGCCTTGAGCGAACCATTGCATGTTCATAGAGAATAATATTCCATAAGACCAATATCCAGTAATCATTGTATAATCTGGGCTTGATGGTAACTCTTGCAATACGATTTTATTTCCATCTGATCTAGGACATCCAAAATAAGCTTCATTTCGAATAAGTTGTTTAACTATCGCTCCAAATTCTTGTTTTATATCGAATTTATCAAAAAACTCTTTTATGATATCAAGGTCTTTACGATATTTTGGACTTTTATAATCTGCTTCTTTTGTAGCATTGGTACATACATATGTCCAATCAAAAGCCAACATATCTCCGAGATAATCTATCAGTCTTCTATAGGGTTGAGATTGAATCTCAAAATCCTGACTAAAAGCTTGTATTACTGTTTCTGAATTTTTTATATTATTAATAGCATTTGTTAAAGACGTTTCAGTTGCTTGAATTTGATTTAAAGAAGCATCTTTCAAACGTTGGTTTATCAGATAAGGGGTAATGGAATTTCCATACATTCCAATGCCATTTAAAGCATCCGCATATTGAAGAACATAATCAACTTCTTCTTCGGACAATAACATATCTTCATTTTTCTCAACAAATCTTTTTGCCAATCCCTTGCCTCCTTTCTGATAAAAATCATGTTGACTGTATCATAGACAACAAATAATCAAAATCGTCAGTTGTATCTTCATCTCTGATTAAATCTTGATCGAAAAATGAAATAAAATAATTTCCATAGCTTACAGAAGAATAACGATCTTTACGGCCACCGGATGGTTCAAGTAATTTTACATTTCCCAAAGACCAAGAGGCAGACAAATTGATACATTCATTAATTAATAAATCTGTCTGCACATAAGGAGAAATAAAAAATGGCTGATCTTCCAAAAATTCTTTTGAATTTGAAGACCCAATCAAATAATCCTCTGCTTTATTTTGATCGTATAAAAACCCCCACATTTTTTTTTGCAACTTATCTCTAAACTCAACCGCTATTTGAGAATTTAACTTAGCGGTTGCGCTAATTGGATAAATAATCGGCAAGGCGTTTATGCCTAAAGTTCTTTTTGTTAATTCCTCAATTACTTTTTGATCCAAACTTTCATGTGGAAATACCGTCATTGCGGGATATTCTATATCGCGTTCTTCGTCTTTTGTAATTTGCCCCAAGCTATCAACCACTGTTATGCCTGCGCTTGTAATATCAAGCACAATATAATCCGCCTCGAAATCATGCCACAATTGCTTAATTCGAAGAGCTTGTAAAATAGAATTTTTACCACTAACCGATTCTAAATAATTTAATTCCCTAAAATATCCCTTAGTTGTGGGAAGCAAACGTATACAAGAAGATATTGATAAATCGTTTGTAACTCCCGCTCTTTGTGCAATATCACATGTTACAATTCGAAGTTCACCTTCTGTTTTTGGGATATTATATGGATTTTTTTTTGAATTAAATGTGGCTAAACGTTGAGGATAAAATGCTTTAGAAACTTTACGTGCTTTTTCAAACATTTTCAATTTGAAATATGCATCAGAAGACTCTCCCCAAGGAATATTGTCATATTCTTCAAGGGCAGTAATTTCATCCATTTTAGAACGTTCATTTTTTATTTGACGCTTAGTTTTAATATGATGCTCAATAGTCAATAAATAGTCTAATGCTATAAAAAATACTTTTTCTCCCTTAAGCATAGCCTTAATATTTTTTTTAGTTTCATCAAACCACCATAAACCTTTGTGATAAGCAGAAGAGATAAAAACCTCTTTTGGCTCTTCTCCTAAATTTTCATATTCTTTTTTATGCAAATAAGGTGTTTGACGAATATAGGCAGTTGGACGAATAACTGAATCTAAAATATCTTTGTCAATTAAACGAAATTCTTCATAAATAATAAAAGTCGCGCGCGCGCCGCGGGAGGAGTCCCGACTAGCAACAACACGAATAGAACTTCCATTATGAAAAGTAACTTCCCACAAATTCATATTCGTAACAACTTTATCAATTTCTCTATATAAATTCGGATGGTCGTTTCTTAAAGTAGATATTTTTTGAATAATAATACCAGCTTGAGCTTTTGTCGAACTTACAACAACAATTTCTGAATTGGGATATAAGACGGCTCTTGCACAAGCAAGAACGCCCACCAACCAAGATTTTGCAGTGCCGCGACTACATATAGCAACAAAAGAATCGCTAATCCCCATCAAATATATCCATAAAATTTGATATGGATATAATTTAATCCCAAAATAATGCTCTACAAAACGGTGTACGTTACGTCTATAAAATGTGATCCATTCTATAAGACGTTCTTTTCTTTCCTCTGTTAGTTCATTAGATAATCTGACGGGAGGATTTTTAAACATACTGTCCGAATCAATATTTCTTCCTTTTTCATTGCGAAAATTTTTATATGAGGGCATAATTTAATCCTCATCATCTTCTTCGCTAGAATCACTAATATCATCAATATTAAAATCTCTAGAACCAGTTATAAAATTCCTCAAGGGACGAGTAATATACTTTTCAGCATATGGTTCAATTCCATCAATATCTTTAAATTTTTCTTTATCTTTATAAAATTCGGCGGGGGTATCTCGCTCAATATCTTTTACCCACATTCCAAAAGCTTCAAGATTTTTGCCACTAGCGGCAGCATTTTGAGAAGAAGGACTCATGTCTCCAATTTTCATCAATTCTTGTAATTGCTTGACTTCTGTAGCAACTGATTTACTACCAGCATCTCTTAACTTTCGGATATTGTTTTGTTGATAGCAAACTTCTTTTAGAATAATAATTTCTGCGTGTGTTTCAAATTTATGAGAAGATTCCCAATTTGATTTTTCCTGTTCAAGATATATGTAATCTTCTTTATCAAGTCCAGCACCCCAAAATTTTTCTAATTCTTCAATAGTTTCTTCGCCATCATTTTCTTTATCTAAAACATCTCCTCTAACAAATATAGGAGGTTCTTCAAAAGTTAAATCTAAAGATTTTCTACTTTCAAACTTTGCACCTTCTCCCCTTGGAGAAAATCTAGGCAATAAATTTAAATATTTACCAAATGTAAAATCAAATTTCTTTCCATCTTTATCAGCATTGTCCATACTGTTTCTTATAGATTCAATAGCTCTTTCATCATATTTGACATTCAACGATCTGCATAAACTCAAAACAGCTTTATCCAAAGAATGTTCTACCAATAATGCCCTATCCAACATTTCCTGCATACAATCACGACAAATACTCATAAGTCCATTAGAATCTAAATATTTGTCCACTGCTTGATAAAAGTCAGTGGACAATTTTGTTTGCATACATTTTCGACAATAAACTTCTTCTTTAGGCGATTCTTTTTTTTTAGGAGATGAAATCGTTGTTGTCTTTCTTCTTACTTTCGGCATGTTCATCTCCTATACTATTATGTTTATTGTATTAACAATTCCTTGTTCTTCATCTAAAATAAAACATTGCGTTTTACGTTCAGTCTGCATATAACCTTTATTATTAGACCAACGTGACCAACCACTCAAACAAGGTAAACGATAAATTTCAAGATACCCACGTTTTTCGTAAATCATTCCAGTGTGTAAATGAGCCAACATCCAGTACATATGTTCTGAATTTGACCACTGATCTTTTGCTTCCACTGTAAAAATATCTAACGCTTTACGAACCTCAATATCATGGGCAAAACCAATCAGGTTTTTGCCATATTGATAATACTTGCGCGGAAGTGGAGAATAATCCACTTTTACATTTGGATTGTTCCGATAATACATCTGAACGGCACGCATAATTCCGTAGAATGATTCGAGATCGTGATTGGAAGGCACATAAATTACATCAACTGGAGCAATAGACAAAAATTCATTAATTCCCCTGATGACTAATTCAATAGCCTTATCGACTATATCAAACCACACAGAATCATTCTCCATTGGAGTACCTTTATTCGTGGCGTTATCAAGCCCATCGGCATTAAGAAAATCATTGCCAGTCATAAAGATAATTTTTTCAAATGACTTACCTTTAATTTCCTGTTTAATTTTCGCAATGGTTTCTAGATACATTTCTTCGGCTATTTTGACGTTATAGTCATTGCCAGTTGAATGATCTGTGGATAATAGCCCCAGATGTAAATCAGAAATACCAACCACCAATGTTTTACCGTTTTTAGTAATATTTTTAGGTTGAATAGAACTGCTGAAAATATGATCTTTCAAACTCAAACGATCAAATATTTGATCAACAAATTTTGTAGACCACTCGCCAGATTTTTTAGGAGAGACAGTAATTTTAGATTGATAGCAAATAAGACGAGTACCGCCTTTTTTTTGCATATGCCATAAATTATTTCTACAACTAATTAAATTCCAGAGTTCAGGATCAAATTTATGGGCTAACATTATGGAATGAGGCGATTTTGAATCCTCTTCACATATTTCAATCAACCTATCAGAAATTACATCTCCATTGCCCCGAATTTCAACCGACTCGCGATATTCCATAGTTTCCCCCCCAACAGAAACCTGCTGTTTGGGATATTCACTAGGAACATTTTCTTTCTTACGAAAATTTTTATAAAGAACGCGCAAGTATTCACCATTGGGTAAACCATGTTTTTTTGCTAAGTCTTCCCATGTGTCAGGAATTTGCTTATGATATTTTTTGAAACAATCATCAAAAAGTTTTTGATCCAATGCTTTCTCCTACATATTTATGATAAAATATTCTTTTTATTAGTATATAATACTAATAAAGACATCTCTGCCAGATTCTTTTACTTTTAACGAATTAGCAATTACATTGCCTTCGCCAAGATTTAATGTATAACTTCCACTAACATCTAAATGAAGCGGAGAATAAAACCCTGTATTATTAATATCAATACATATTGATCCAGAGCATATTAAAGATATTTTTTTTGCATTAACATTTGATAAACCTAAATCAGATTTTATAGTAGTAAACAAATCTTGTCCAACCACAGCACTGCCAGTCGAAATTGTATTTGAATAATATTTTCCTGCTAAATAATTCATTCTTTTTTTTCCTCCTTTTCTCGGAGTAACTTCACTTCTTTTTCCAAATCTTGAATTCTTCTTTCAGAATCTTCTACTTTTTTCTCAAGCTCTAAAATGCGAGCATCTTTTTCTTTATTTATATTTTCCAATCTGGATATTTCTTTATCTTTTAAAACACAGGCATTAGCCAGATATTCAACCTTTTCTTCAATTTTGTCTATACGTTCATATAATTCAATATTTTTTTTACCTGCAATATCTAAAGCTTCAGCATAGGTTTTAGTTGTATCGGCTGTCTCAATTTTTTCTGTTTCAGCCCCAAGTTTTTCAGCATCTTTATCAATTTTTTTTATTTCAGGTTTATTTTTAAAAAGTTGTAAAATAAGTGCGCCAATGCCCGGCAAGGCAACTATAAGGGTAAGCAAAATTTGTATTAAATTATCATTCATGGATTCCCTCCTCCGTTGAAATTTACATCGTAAACTTTTGCAATCCAATATATAGCAAACATCAATAAGCCATGTAAATTTTTTACAGATGACCATTCGTTAATGAGTTTACTTTCAAGGGGGAGGATAAATAATGCAATATAAAAAATAATTGAATGAATCATAAAAGATATTACGGGTACAGCCCATAATTGCTTCGTGGGTCTCTTTTTCATCC